TTGATCAAATAAGTTTTGCGTTTCTTGTCCATCAACAAGCGGAGTAAGTTTAACGCGCCACAAGTGTGGCCACCAAGTTGGGCTGTAACCTTCTGCAGGTCGACTACCATCTTGCACCATGTAATATCTGCGCAATGCTGCTGGAACTTCTTCGTCCAGTGCATAGTATTCTTTTAAGTGTGGTAGCTCTAATACATCGCCAGCTATAATTTTACGACCCAATGCTTCGTACATAGTCTTAAGGTGGAATGTCATGAATATTGTATCAGACGATAAAAATAGCCCAAACTGAGACAAGTCAAAGTCGTTGTCATTCATGCGGTACATTCCGCGTAAGTTGTAAATATCTGGATCGTACTTGCGATCACGGTTTTCTAAGAACAAAATATCCTGAATGTCTGATTCTGTTGGGTCGATAAAATCAGGTTGGGTAGCATCAGTGCTACCGTCTGTTCCTACGGGACCTAGATATTTGTGAACGTGGATTCCAGTACCGCCAACAGTAAATTGCTCGTTTATTAGACGATCAAAAAATTTGTAATCGTTTGTATGTTGGCCTTCTTTCCACAGTGATATTCTTGGCATTGGTTAAATTCTCTAAGTTAATACTATTTATCAATAAATAGCAGTATGAAATTCTACTACACATTAACAATGGCACACCTCTTCTACCACCTAGGGGATATTGCTAGCAAGCCGCTAAACATGGACTGGGCACAAGAAGACGGCCCTTACAGAGAATGGATAGCAGGCAAGATCTCCAGCGTGTATAATTACCTTATGCTCAAATCAGTTGATTTTAACGATGCAGGCGATCACGACGTATGGGGCCCTTGTGAATCCGACGATGAAGACGCAGAAGATGCCTTCACTCCAATGGTTTTTACTAAAAAAGACGAAAAATAATTGTAAGTCATTGATAACTAAGAACAAGTAATTTGGTAAATGGCTTGACCATATGCTAAATATAGCCTATAATGTATGAATTACATTAATAAACAGGTTCCAACTCAATGGCAATTTCCGATTTTAGCGCAACAGAAGACCAACGCAAAGTAGCACGAAGCGGTCTTACTATTCAAGCAGAAGCACATGGCTTGGATCTTGAAGATCCTAAAGTACAAGCTTTCATCGAAAGCCAGGTTGCAGTTCAAGCGCAGATGGCTGCTGAAATTACTTTTGTTTACAACATCATGCACAAGCAGATGGGTTTGAAAAATGACTAAAATAGAACGCGAAAAGAATATTTCGATTGCTTTAGCACTTGCCCATATTATGGGACAGTCAATTGGTAATCAACAGTTCAGCAAAATGAATTTTAAAATGGCCCAGGCTCATATAGAAGAACTTGCTGGCCCTGATCCAGACGATCGCATCAAAAAAATTCTCAACAAACTTATTAAAGGTGAAGTATAATGGTTAAGAAAAAACCCCGCACAACTAAAGCACTGGATATGGCCCACGTAGGTTACCTTCCTGATTGGAGCACTATCGAGTCTAACGAAGACGAACGCTTCGAAGGCATGTTATGTGATGCGCTTCGTCATTACGGTTACTTTGACAACGCCAAAGGCATGCGTAAAAGCATGGAGAAGTGGTTGGCTGCAAACGTAACTGACGCCAAGCTTATTAAAGCCTGGAAGAAGACCCCCGACTGGCGCACACCTGTAACAGCATATAGCCTCGCTAGTGCATCACTTGCAGGTATGCCGATGAAGGACGCTCATTTCGATTACGTCCTGGGCAAGGTACAAGAAGCTGTCACTAAAAGCGGCAACGATGTTGTAGTTGAGAAGAAGGCTAAGAAAGACGAGCCTGCAAAACTGCAACTGATTTCCGGCAAGCTTGATCGCTACGGTTACGATGTGTCAGTACAAGATCGTATCACAGCAAAGATCGACGAGCATATCCTCCACATTGAAGAAACATGGGAAGATGACGTGCTGGCTGGCGAGAAAGTTACCGTTGAAGTACAAGCATACCTAAAGACGGAGAACGTCCCGGCCTCAATGGTTGATCGTATTGCAGCACACTTCCAGGCTAACCTGGACGAGATTGCAGCTTCACAAGGCAAAGATGCCGACGAGGACCTGAAAGAAGGTTACGCGCACATTACAAAGTCACACTTCAACCGCATTGTAAAGTTTTACACTGCGCTGATCGAAGACCTGAAGATGCACAAGGAAGAAAAGAAAGTTGCTCGTGCACCACGTCGCAAGAAAGCTCAGCCTAAAGGCAAGCAAGTTGCGAAGTTGAAGTTCCTTAAGAAGCACGATGATTTGAAGCTGGTGTCAATCAACCCGGAAGACATTATCGATGCCAAGGAAGTTTGGGTATACCAGACCAAGTACCGCAAGCTGGGCCGTTACATAACTGATGGTTACACTACGCTTTCAGTTAAAGGTGCAAGCATTGTTGGCTTTGATCCTACAAAGAGCGTCAAGAAGACACTGCGAAAGCCGAAAGAGCAACTGGCTGATTTCAAGAAGGCTGGTAAGGTCAAGCTGCGCAAGTACATGGAAGAACTGAAGTCGGTTGATACTAAACTGACTGGACGCATTAGCCCGGACACCATCCTGCTTAAGGTGATCAAGTAATGGAAGGTTATTTAGGCGAGAAGGATGTCACAATGCAATACGACATCGCACGTGATCCAGAAAACATGGCGCTCCTGTACATTCAGATGTATGGGAGCATCGACGGAGCACACCACAAGGACTGGGTACTGGATCAAGTTGCTCGTATTCTAAACGGAGCTCCTGTAACAGTTAAAGAAGCTTCGTGGACAAACGGCGAGACTGAACTTCGTTACACTGTAGGAACATGTGACGCATATGAAAATTATGTTGCCGAGTGTAAGCAAGGTGAAGAAGGTCCTGAAACTTACGGCTACGATACTGGAATTGCTCCGTAATGATGGTTGAAGACACCTTAGGTGTTGGTGATACAATACCTGCTATAGTGTACAGACCAATGTTACGTGATGCTAATGTAACATTGGTCGAGTTTAGGGAATTTCCAATGTACATGAATGCGCTGAGCTTGTTAATGAAAGCATATCCAGTTACTAAGTTTTTAACTGGTGTAGGTGAAGAAGCTGTTCATCAAATTGTGTTACAGACTAAAGAGCAAGTAACTTACTTAAAACTGATAGAGAGCGATATTAAAAATGCCAATGGAATTCTTTAAATACGATTTGGATAATGAGACTGAAACGCTCGCAGGCATGTTTCGTCCTGCTGGAGCATTGTACGGTTATCAAGGCGACAACAGTCCCAAGAATACTAACTACCGCGAAGCAATTGAATTGCTGACTGAGGCATTTGGTCCAGCAATTATATATGATGACTGGCGCGATGTTTGCGAATCTGATGCATGGCCCGAGAGCCTTAAGCGCAAGATCGAAGTAGGTACCTGGTACTGGAACAAGTCCGGTACTTGGTCAGAGCTGTATCTGACAAACGACATGCAAATGAATTACCTTATACTTGCGAAGAAAGGTACCCACATTAACTACGGCATAGCAGCAAACCGTGAAAATACAGAAGCTTGACAATCGCTTTAAGTTAAAGAAAGCCGGCATTGCAACTCACATGTTAGAGTTGGGTGTACAGGAATTTCTTTCTGCTGAGAAGGCAATGATTAGAGGATACGGCCAGCCGCGTCTAGTTACTAGAACTGACCGCCGTGTCCCAAATGACAAAGACTGGTACTACACTTACTGGATGGAAAAAGAAACAACTGGCAGAGGAATCGCAGCATTTGTAAATGAGAAGATGATATTCCGTATTTTCTTTCGCAGAGAAGAACAAGCAACATTTCTTTTGATCCAACTTGCAGACGAACCGTGGAAGGAACGGTTATGAGAATCACGAATCTTAATTTAACGCATAACGTATTCAAGCGTGGCCATGCTAAATGGCAAGCAACGTTTTACAGTAGCAAAGCTTATATGGAAGCGATTGTTAGAATGCACGAAGCTTTCGGCCCTGGCAAACCATATCAAAATTGCTCGATGGGCGACAATGGACAAACGTGGTATTTCCGTAACATGGATCCAAATATCCTGCATAAACAGAATCATGCTCACCGCATTTACCTCACCAACGAAAAACAGATTACTTTTCTAACTATGGCATTTGAATCTAAAGACTAATGATGAACGTAATTAAAGCTGACCGCGATGACGCATATGAATATGATGCTAAATGGCGTGTCACATTATCTCGCCGTGCGTATGTTAATGCGATGGGAGTATTGGAAAGATCGTACCCACGTTCTTACTACATAGACCGACGGAAATCACCTAATCCGTTTGCTAAACCTTTAGCAGACTGGTATTATTATCACGGTGTTATATTGTTAAAGCACGACGAACAACTCACCTGGCTCAGCCTTCATATGGATGAGATCATGTATAATCCAATGGACGACCTTTTCTAGCGAGAATTAATATAAGTTTCAGATAAATAGTATTAAACTGGAACTTATAATGCTAACAACAGAAGAACTAAAACAAGAGCTCGTCGTACACATTAAAACCCGCTTAGGCGAGGGCATGGTAGACGTTGAGCTAGATCCCGAACACTATGATCTTGCAATTAAACGAGCGCTGTCCAAGTACAGACAACGAGCAGCAAACTCCGTAGAAGAAAGTTACGCTATACTGGAACTGGTTCCAGAACAGCAGTCATATATCCTACCACAAGAAGTTATGTCAGTGCAACAAATCTTCCGTCGCGGACTAGGCAACTCACAAGCTACTTCAAACTTTGAACCGTTCAGCGCAGGCTGGATGAACGCTTACCTATTGCAGTCTGGACGACAAGGCGGTATGGTAATGTATGAACTATACGCAGGCTTCCAAGAGCTAGCGATGCGTATGTTCGGTGGCTACATTAACTTCACGTTTAACCCAACTACAAAAGAACTAACTCTTATCCGTAAGATTCCAGAAGGCGCGGAAGAGAATGTATTGCTATGGCAGTACAATCACAAGCCAGATCAAATCATTATATCAGATCATATGTCTGGGCAGTGGATACAAGACTATTCATATGCACAAGCTAAGTTCATCCTAGGCGAAGCGCGTAGCAAGTTCGCACAAATTAACGGACCACAAGGCGGCACAAGCTTAAACGGTGATGCCCTTAAGCAAGAAGCAACTACTGAAATCCAAAAGTTGGAAGAAGACTTGAAGAACTTCGAAGACGGTTCACTACCAATGTGGTTCATCCGAGGTTAACATGCTACAAGCATTCAAAGATCTAGTAGAACTAATCAGCAAGAAGCCGTGGGTTATATTTGTTGTATTCACACTTGCGTTTGGATACGGTTATTATACACAAAACAAAACCATCAATGAATTAAGTTACGAAGTCGGCGGCCTTCATGCTGAAATGAAAACGATGAATGAAATTATCAAGCTAAAAGTGGAGTTGGCAGGACTTGAATGCCCAATCGAAGAATGAAAAAACTAAAAACAATACTTGTATCTAGTTTCTTTGTCTACTTGTTAATGTACAACGGACAATATACTGGCTACTCGTTTAATACTCTAGGGCAGTGTAATGCTGCTAAACCTTCTGCATACCATTATTGCATCTGGAACTAATTGATAAGAAATATTAGGTTAAACGGATCGCATGTTAAATATGAGTATCTTTAAATCAATTTGGCATTACTTAAAACGAGACTTAAGGAAATATTGGAAGACACGAATCGGCAGAAAGGTGTATCGAAAATATTGGCTTGACAAAGAGTCAGCTAAACTAGCGCACAGCCTGTCACAAGACATAGACGAACAATTAGAGAACTTCAAGAAGCTACGTGACAATCAAAATACTAAAACCAATATTCGAACATCTCAGAAACAATAAGCAGATTAGCTTTGACTGGAAGACATTCAAAATCAAAGCTACCTGGCGCAGAATTCCTGCTGGGTGGGCTTTTGAAGTGTCGGAGCATGTTTCCATGCACGGGTTGGATGTTGAAAAGGAAATAATAGAAGCACTCTCAGAAGAAATAGTCAAAGATATCGACAAAGAAATATTACAATCAATAATAACAGAGGAAGACATGAGTAAACAAGTTATAGGAATTTGTGGGCTTATAGGCTCAGGCAAAGACACAGTAGGACAGTTACTAGTTGACGAGTATGACTTTACTAAGGTAAGCTTTGCTGGAACACTTAAAGACATGACAGCAGTTTTGTTTGACTGGGACCGTGATATGTTAGAAGGCACAACACCAGAGACAAGAGCAGAACGCGAAGTTATTGATCCTTGGTGGACTGACAAGCTTGGACGAGAATGGTCACCGCGTATTGCGTTACAGCAAATGGGTACTGAAGTCATTCGCAATCACTTACACCAAGACATGTGGATCCATACAGTAGAAAACAAAATTCGTAAGCTAGACAAAGTAGTCATTACAGACTGCCGCTTTCCAAATGAAATAGACTTTGTTAAAAAGCACGGAGACATTTGGGTTGTTGACAGAGGCGAAAAGCCAAGCTGGTGGGAATATGCAGTGTCGTTTAATAACCCCAGTAGTACTGATACTAGACGGCTTATGCACGATGCTGGAAGAACACCCGAGCAGCTTGGAGTTCATGCGAGTGAATATTCTTGGGCAGGCGTAGACGCCTCTCGTACAATTGACAACAACGGCAGCATAGAAGGACTGTATGCTAGAGTTAGAAGTCTGGTTTAATAGTACCTTCTTTCCAAGCTAGATCCTTTATTGTAATCTCAATAGCACAATTGGCGCAGACTGATTTTAGGTTAAGCCAATTGTTGTTTCTCAAATCTCCATCAATATGGAACACAGTAATCTGATGTGACGTAGTAGCTTTGAAGCCGCACTGATCACAAACCATCTTTTTCTTATACCCGCTTTGCATCCAGCTTGGCACAACTCTCTTCTTAGCAGTTAAACACGAATCACATTTACTTCTATAGTGCGTAACACCGTTACGTTTATAGTTTACAGCGGCTGGACGTTTACGACAGTTCTTACAAAGCGGTCTCTTCATAATCGTATTTACCTCAAGACCTTTAAAATACCTTTGACTAAGGCTGAAAATAAACCAAATCACATAAATACTATTAACTTATTAAACACTTAGAGGATTATAATAATGACACTTCTTTCACCAGGCGTAGAGGTAACGGTAATAGACGAGAGCTTTTTTGCTCCAGTTGTTTCAACATCTATTCCATACGTACTTCTTGCAACAGCACAAGATAAATTAAATACTACCGGAGACGTAGCTCTTGGAACCACCGCAGCTAATGCTAATACAGTAACGCCTGTCACTTCACGTCGTGAACTAGTGACACTATTTGGTAACCCAGCGTTTACAGCAGACTCAGCAGGCGGCGTAGTTCAGGGACACGAACTAAACGAATACGGTCTACAGACTGCTTACAGCTTACTTGGCGTAACAAACAGAATTTATGTTCAACGCGCCGACATTGATTTAGGTCAACTTGTTGGAACAGCAGTACGTCCAACAAACGATCCAGCAGCTGGCACAGTTTGGTTAGACATTTCAGATACAAACTTTGGTTTGTTTGAGTGGAATGCGTCCGATCAAACATTTAACCAAATTACACCAATCATCGTTAACGATGCAGCTGAACACAGCAGCGGCGTTCCAATTGGTTCAATTGGTTCACCGGGTGATTACGCTATTACAACAGCAGTAACTCATAACCCAGTTTATGTTAAGAACACAAGCGGTGCATGGGTATTAGTTGGTTCCGAAGCAGCAGGCGGCGGACTAGCAGATTCACAAGCTGCATGGCGCAGTTTGTATCCAGTAGTAACAGGTACTGGCGCAGGCCCAGTAACAACCTCAGATACATTCTTACTTAACACTGTTACAATTACAGCAAGCGGTACAGCACTTAGTGATGTAGCTAGCGATATTAATGCGCTAACAGATACAACACTACCAGGTGTTACAGCAGCGGTTGTTGCCGGAAGATTAGAAATTTATGCAACTGAATTTTCCGATTCAACAGGCGGCGGCGCTGATGGTATTCTTGATATTGCAACAGGTGGCGGACAGCCGGGTACAATCCTTGCTGATCTTGGTTTAACAATAGATACATATGCAACATTAGAACTTCAAATGTCAGCACACACCTCTGTTCCAGAATGGAAGACAACTGATTCAGTTCCACGTCCAGCAGGAAGTGTATGGGCTAAGACTACTACACCAAATAACGGTGCAGATTGGGACATTAGTGTTTACGATGATCAAACAGAGCAATTTGTTCGTTCAACTGTATCACTATACTTAAACGACGCAGTAGCTAACAACGCACTTGACGGAGTAGGTGGCGGACTAAATGTTTCATCTGGATCATTTTATGTTCGTTATGATACAACAGAGCTTACTGATGCAACTTTCCAAATTTACAAGAGAGCTGTATTGGGTGAAACTGTTGTAACTGCTGCTGCAACACTTCCAATCACTTTTAGTGCGGCGGATACATTCACAGTTTCTGTGTCAGAAGCAGGCAGCGATTCATTCACAGCACCACAAACAGTTACATTGTCTGGTACAACATCAACAACATTTGTTACTGACGTTATGAATGCAAGCATTCCAAACCTAACAGCAACCATTAATGGCGCTGGTCAGATTGTGTTCACACATACCACTGGCGGAACAATTATTCTTGTAGAAGACGACGCAGGGCCAGGTACGGGAACACCATTAACTGACGCAGGCTTTAGCTCTGCTTTAACATACGTCGAAGACGGTAATCCAGTGACCGGTACAGAAGATCAAGTTTTGGTACTAAGCAACTGGGTTATTTTGGATAATTCAACCACTACACAGGCGTACACAGCGTCTGAGGCAGAGCCTAGCGTTGATCCAGCTGACGGTACTTACTGGTACTACAGTGACGTTGATCAAGTTGACGTTATGGTACACGACGGTACAGATTGGGTTGGATATCAAACAATCACTGACGCACGTGG